ACCGCAGCATGACCGATTTTGCCCTGATTAAGGAAACTGACTGTGTCAGATTCAGAAATAGCACCGGTGCCTATGTTATACGCCAAACTAACGAGCGCATCAAATTGATGCTGAGTTAGCGAAATGTTAACAACCCGATTAACTGTTTCCTCAAACACTTTCAAGTCTTTGCGTAACAGTTCAACCGCCTCTGCTTCCGTTATAGTCTGATTAGCACCTACGTCAGAGCCGTAGTGACCGTACCCAATGGTATAATAATCCTCTCCGGATAGTTTAATTGCCTTGAGACTCAGACCTTCATACGTTTTAATGATATCAATCATATCACTTGATGTTGTCATAGTGTTTTTAATAGTAGTCTGAGACTTACCTATATTTAACGAGGTAGAGGACTGCGAAATTGCGTTTGCGCCGGACGGATACACCTCTGGTTTAGATGTGCCGGTATAACTATAAAAGTTATTATAACCACTGGAGTAGTCCTTTTCATCGCCAAACCATACGCTGCCTTCCCACACACCGTATCCGCGCATATCAAAATGAGTTCCGTTTGGGTTTCCGCCACAATTCAATCCGATACCTTTAATGCCTATATCCTGAAGATAACAAGCTACCAATCTTGAAGGTACAGGTTTGTCACCTTCCCTATAGAAATATGCATCAACAGCAATACCAAGTGTATGCGGACCGGAGCCCGAACCACCGACAGCGCGATCACAATCAGGCGACCTATATCCACTGTTTATAATTCCATAAGCACAACCAAAATGTTCAAATACCTTTTCAAGGATTTCCGGTAGCATGTCGTGAATAGGAACAGATGACGGATAGATACCATTCGTATAATCCGAACCGCTTACAAACTCACCCATCTTAAAATGAGCAGAAAGCTGTTTATTCTTGTCTGCAGGATAAGAATAATATGTAATAGACACTACTCTCACTCCTTATCGTTAGGATTATCTTTATTATTTATCACGTCTGAAATTGCCTGATTTGTTTCTATCATAAAGCGCATCGTTTCGAGCGCGGTATCAACCATAGAACTAAACACGCTGAATGGTATCATCTTTGTGAGAGTTGGAAAGTACTTGATTGCGATATTGTAAGCATAACGCAATTTAAGTTTTCCTGTTCCGCCACCGAGAGCTTTCTCTGCCTCAGAAACAGCAAAAACAAGCCAGTTTCTGAATGCAGAAAAACGAAGTGCAAGAATTGTTGCTACAACAACCAAAACAGCTATAACGATTAAAGCAATTAACTTATTATCCATTTAATTTATCTCCTATCCTTTTGCGTTTTTTGTTTCTTTCGATGTATCTTCATTAAGTCCATTCAATTTAAGTTTGGTAGTGCCGCTGATTTTTTGGAAATTTTCAACAGCCGCCTTGCCGAAATATCCTACAAGCCCAGCAACAATCGGCGCGGTGAAATAAGTTACAACAGCCTCGGCTGAAATGTACTCCGGTGCTTGTGTATGAGTCAGCTGATACTGAACAACCCACAAAATGAAAATGCCGCCAATAAAATAATTGACAGCAAATAAGAAAAGAATGAACTTTGAAAACTCAGAAAAGAAGTCTTTTTTGATTTTTTTATTATTTTTCAAACAAACACCTCAATTAATAAATACTATGAATTGCCTGCTCGTGTAGGAAATCCTTATGCTCGTGTTTTACCTTTTCAGCGTACTCAAGTGCTTTGTGCATATCGCCGTTGCAGTGGGCGTCAGGTATACGCTGAACAGCCTTTGCTGTTGCCTGACCGAGTGCAAGAGAAGCACCGACCGTATCGATAATGTACAACTCGTTCTGCTCACGAACTTTCTCTCTTTCCTCTCGTGCTTTTTCAGCTTTTGTTATTTTGCGTTGTAATACCCAAATAGCAAAACCTACCATTGCTGATGGAAAGCAGGCTATAAGTGCAATGAGAAATTCGTTTGTTGACATCGGTAATCATCCTTTCAAAATAAAAAAACAACCACCACAGCTATTCGGGCTGTTCAATGGTCGTTTCTGTTTCCGGTTCATTTTGTTCAGTTATTTCAGGTTCAACAGGCAAATACTTTTTAAGAATTTCCTGAGCCTCGTTTGTGATATATCGCTTACCATTGAGCATTATAGCTAATGTTTCGATATCACTTTTTATTTCGGCATTATGAGCAGCTATCTGCTGCGCCTGTGCCAATTTACTCAAATTCGCCACAATTTCGCCTCCTATCCGCCTATTCCAAGCGTCTTAAGTGCTTCTTCATCCTGAATAAACGCATCAATAACAGCATCTACTGCCTCTTTAGGAAGGTCGCTGCCTTTATTTATACGGTACTCATCGAACGCGTATCCGGGTTCTTTGTGCTCTATCCCCTCTTCGTCCCATGTTGATACAAGAGCATCCTTTACGTTTATAGGAAGGAAGATTGTATCGCCGTCTTTATGAGCGTAAGGGTATTCCAAGCTGGTACGAGTGCTCACTTCGTAATTGTTGAGCAAGAGCATTTTTTAACTCCTCCTTTGCGTATTTATAAATTTCGTTTCGTATTCGGTATGTGTCAGAGTGCTTAGCGTATCCGTTCCACGCAATAAACGATGTCCAATACTCCTCCGTTGTCATTTCGCCAAGTGCTACCAACGCAGCTTTTTTATGAATCTCTGTATAGCGATGACGGATGTTTTGGCTTGTAAGTCGTTCAGTGATTTTGCCGTTCGCCCCCAATTCAAACCGTTTCCCCAAATAAGTGATTCCTTTATGAAGCGGAATAACCTGAGACTTTGCATTCATTTCCAAATCGTGTTCAGCATATTTTTTTCTTACCAACTCCTTGATTTCATTCAAATCGGATTTGTTTTTTCCGATTAACACACTATCGTCCATATATCGGCCAAAATACTTCTGACCGAGCTGATCCTTAATATAATGGTCAACATCATTCAAATACTGAACAGCAAAACACTGTGAGGTCTGATTGCCAATTGGCACACCGTATTTTACACCGTTACGCTCCTCATGCCACATACTGTCGATAATCAAATCAACAAGCTGGAGAATACTATCATCAAACTCGTATCTCCTCATTTGTTGTTTTAATAAATCCAGATTGATATTATAAAAGTATTTTCTCACATCCAATTTGAGGCAATAACCTACATTTCCATAATTAAGATAATAATTATGGAGTTGCTTTCTAAACCTCTTGATTGCGTAAAGAGTACCCATTCCCTTGCGACTGGCATAATTATCTGCAATAAGATGTTTATCGATTATAGGCCATAACACATTTTTACAGAGACTGTTTTGAACTATCTTGTCTTTAAAGGCACACGCCTTTACAATGCGTTCCTTCGGATAAGTTACTTTGAAAACTATATAATCGCCCATTTGATATGATCCATCAAGCAGAGAACGCTGTAACCTGTCAATACCATCCAGTGCATTTATCTCAAATCGCATTGCACTCATTTTCCCTACATTACAGGTTCTAACACGACGGTACGCTTTATACATATTATCGAAATCAGCTACAATTTCAATCTGTCTCATTATTAATCTCCAGAAAAGAGGATTGCTGACCGGGGATAGCCTATAATCTGCAAAAGCACACTATAAACATCGGTCAGCGTGTTTACCCGCTAAGGGGAAGGCACAGCTCGCTTGGTTGGTTTCGCACGATCCCTTACCAATGAGGAAACCGGGATATGGCATCCACCCAGTCCGCACGCGGCGCATAGTTGTTAGTATTTGACGCGTTATTGTTGTTGTTGTTGTAGTTGAGCGCGCCCGCAGAGGTAACGCCCCACAGGCACAAAATAAGCTGTACCCTTATATAAAACGGCTTCGCCGTTTATATAACTTACTTTTGATAAGGTTTAATCCAAGCCTGAGTCATACGCTTAACTTCACAAGCAAGACCTTTCCAATAATTCATTTTCTTTTTGCCAAAATTCGAATCCAATCTATAAAGCATCTCCAAAATCTTTGAAAATCTTGTTAAAACCATAATCGCTTTTCTTCCGCTTGTGTATCTGGTTTCCTTAAAATAATTCCCTTCTTGAATTAACCAAGGAACATCCAAGGCATAGTCTTGAAGTCTGTCGGTTATTCTCTTATATTTAACAGGAAAAATTTTCTCATTTGTCAATGCCTCCAACGAATAATTTGCAAAGAAATCTGCTTTAGTTTGAAGCACAAACTCTTCTTTTTTATCCTCATCTTGGCTCATTTAAAATCTCCCTATCATATATTTGCGGTAACGATGTGGTACATCTCCTCATCCTCGTTGTACTGTAAGAGAGCGGAAAGAGGTAAAACCAAGCCCGCACGCGGCGCATAGTAGCTAGTAACTGACGCGCTAATGTTGTAGTCGCGGTGGAGCGCGCCCGCAGAGGTAACGCCCCACAGGTGCGTTGGAGAATTATGCTGATAAATTGTGGATGTCCAATAATTATATGTCCACGCTCTGTCAGCATTACTTTTGAACGCCTCGAAAGCGAAGTTTCCCTCGTCTGTTGTTTCAAGCCCCATATCCCGAGTTGATGGAATCCAAACGTTATCAACAACAGTTTCTGTTCCTCCGCCATCAACGGTTGGAACATAACAAATACGCTGACGAGGCACTATTAAATTTCTCTCCGCTTCAGTGAAATAATGCAAAAATCCATCCCAGGTGCTCGCATAGTTAGGCGCAGCATCTAAATCATGTGACTTTTGATACCACTCCCCTTTGCCTCCAGTTGCGTTCAATAACTGGCGCAATCCGGCCAATGTCCATCGAGAGTTACCTTGTGATGGACGTGCATTATCTGTCCATCCGGTCTCATTTGCATCAAACATACAGTTTCCGGTTGGAGCATCGTGTAAAAGCGTATAGAAAATTCCGTTCGTGCGGTCAATGTGGTCGACTTCCCAGACCAAATCTTTAACATTCTGAGCACTCGTTCCCCAGCGGCCAAACTTAAACGGCATCCTCAGTAATGATTCGTTAGCAATATCTCCGGCTACTGAACCATCAGGAAGATAATAAACACCAATAACATCCATTCCGAGTTCAATGGATGTCTGATACTGCGTTTGATACTGACGGTTGCTGTTATAAGGGAACGCTCTGTAGTAGTACACAGAAGGATTGTCAATAGTACCCACTTCAGAACTGATAAAGTTGGTATCTTCATATGATGTAGTTTGTGTTTCGCGGATATCACAAACTGCTTCACCATCAAAAGCGTTGAGTGGTTCGCTGTCTTTCTTCCTTCGGATAACGATTCCCTCTGCGTTGTTATCTCTATACTGCCAGGTCAAAATAACCTTCGGCTGCACCGGATTACAATTCGCATGAAGAATGACCTGTGCCGGCAGCGTTCCTATCGGCACAAGGGATTCTTGAAATTTAGTTACGGCTTCATCGAGTTCGTAACCACTGTGTGTCATATATACTTTATTCATTATTTTCCCCACTTTCATCTTCAATCTGTCTTATCGCTTCATCGACGTCATCAATCCACGTATCAAGTTCATCTGCCGTATACGAAACAGTAAACGCTGTATCATCCGGCATTACTATAACGTTGTTGTTTTTATCAATTACAACATTGCCGTCTACATCATACAATACATCATCGATAATCGTATCAGCAGTGACTGTGAGTCCATTAAACTCATCTTCATATTTGACCTTATCTGACATCCTAATCGTGCCTGAAATGTGATATCTGCCTGTTATTATCGCAGATGGAAGGTTGTTGTTATTTTCGTCCAGTCCAATACAAGTAGTTGAAATACGCTCAAGTAATTCAAAACTACTGTCTACGATGTACACATTCAACAGACGCACGCGATATAAAGAAGTACTGCGAGATAAAATATTCTTGATATCAAGCGGGAAGTTTTCAAGTCTCAGGGTGGTTATGTTTTCGCACCCCTCGAGTATCATTTCAGTTATACCACTGTGATTAATGACAGTCAAGTTAGATACGGTAGCCGGTAGATTTAATCGTTTTAGGTTACCACCTACCGGTAAAGTAATGCCTGTAATGGACGATCCGCGTGCTTCAATCGACTCAATATCGGTGCAGCCGGAAGCGTCAATACTGTCAGTAAGATTCGGGCAGTTTGCAATGTTCAATGTTTTGAGCAGTGCATTATTACCCAGAGACAAGACTTTCAGGTTTTCATTGACATATCCTTCCGTTGTGTCTCCAATCTTAAGATTGGTAAGGCTTGTACCCATTGAAATGTCTACCGTACCAACGTACTTTGGAGCAAGATCCCCAATATCGGTTATACCATATCCGTATATGATACATTCCGTATCATTGAAAACATCATCCGGCGCTTCGATGTGTGTAATTGTGTTCGGATTCGGCTGTCTGCCACCGCGCAGTTTCGAGCCAAACTTCACGCGTAGATAACCGGGTAAATATGATTTCAAATCAAAATCAAAATCAGCCTCTATCGCGAGCTCCTCATCACTTGCCGGAGTATAAAGACGCATCTGAATATAATTTGCCATGTAGTCGCCGGCCTCGTACTGACCGTCCTTATATTTAACGCGGTTTGACCACCACCACTTGAGGTACTCAAACCGGTCACCTTGCCAGCAGAAAAGATGTGAAGCATCGTTATCTTCCACCAGCGGAGAAAGATATTTATAGTTACCGTCAAGGTTGTATAACGCCGCGGAGAGTTTGGAAATCGTGTTGTTATAGAATGAGTTAATCAACCAATCATAACTAAGCTTATTAACTGTTCTTGAACGCCAGCTTTGATAAAGTTTCTTGATTTCGGATTTATACGCAATTTCGATATTATTCCAAAACCGGGAACGTTCACCGTTATAAACGAAAGAACCGCCCACTTTATCGTGCATCTCGACAAATGGACTGAAAGAGATAACGCCTTCGTTGTTCAAACCGAAAACGGTATCCATATCATATGGATATGGTCTTTTTACATCCGTTTCGGTATCAGATGTACCTGAAAAGAAGTTCTTAACCAAGCTGTCGGACATACAGAACACGTCACAATTCAGCCAGTATGAATACATTGCTTCCACGTCAATGTGTTCCGGAGCTTCATCTCTAAACTTTGCTATGCGGTATTCCTGTGTGTCTGTGTCGTATGTTGTGCCATCTGATGCTGTGTACGGTTCATCAAGATTATCTCCAGTCCATTCGGCAAGATTGTGACTAACACCCCAAGCAAGAAATTCATCGAAATCAGTATAATCTGTTCCTTCATCGGGATATCTAAATTCAAAATCATCAGCATCACGATTGGTTGAGAGGAACAGACACGCAGAGGATGTATTATTCCTGAATTCGATAATCTGTGCGTTTGGCCACTGACCTCCACAGCCAAATGTATCGGTGTCAGATTTATCATGGTTAAAATCGTATATGCCAATAAATTCTCTTTCGGAGTCTTCTGTAGCTTTATGCCAGATAACACACGGGAAGCCCAAAATTGTAGAACGGATGCGGGAATCCACTTCCTGCTGGGGCAACAGCGGCATAAGCAGCGGAATTATACGCGCCATCTCAGTGTTGTGACAATTAGATGAGTCCATATAATTAGCTTTCATACAGTAGTTCTTTTCAGGAATGCTATCCGCTGTCAGCTGATATTTTAACAGTGTTTCACCTGTTGAAGTCATTGTGCAACCATTCTTTAACTTAAACTTAAAATTCTTTTTGGGTAACGTCGCTGAAGAAGTACCCTGAACGTCAAGTTCTACTTTATTGGCTGTAAACGAACGAGCCGTATCCTGCATGTTTTCATAAATCATGCTTACTGTTTTCTTGTCACCTTTAAAAGTAGGCAATTCACCGATATATGTCATACAAGGAATACGTGCAAGCACATTGTCGTAAATCATGTGACCATAACTATCAAATATGTTATTCTTCTGGAAGAGCTCCTCGATTTCCTCCGGCTTAGTGCGGGAAGCAATATAGTTGTTTAGAATCTCATACATATTGAGATCATTTTCATAGATGCGGATGCTATAGAAATCAATTCCACAGACAGAAGAGCCGGCGCCTAAAGTGATAGGCGCAGGAATAGGTTGTGAAAAATCATCTGTAAGAGCATACTGGACACTGCCGCAGCATACGCCATTAAGATATGTACTTACAAGTCTGTTCTGTGATTTGTCCTGTATAACAAGAGCAATCCTTATCTTTTCTTCGTCTTTGAACGGAGCAACTACAGAGGTTTGAGCAGAACTGAAAATAAACTTATTGGGATATACCTCGAATCCTACGCCTGTTGAACCAACGCAACTTACAAGAGGAACGTTGTCGGCCAGCGCGTTTCGTATTGCAAATTCAAGTTCGATAACCTTTCCGTTATCACGGCAATCTGTTTCAAAAGGATAGAAATCAATAACAGCTTGTGCATTACTGTTAATTCGCAGTGCGGTATCTCCGTTTTCGTCTGAAATCCAACCGTTAGAGTTGAAATTAAACCCTGTCATTTCAGCGGAAATATCTTCATATTTCCACTCATCAGGCGTTTCCTCTGAATTAGAACGACCAACAGACGACAAGTTGAGAACCAAGCCGGTATCCGTCATACTCACAGGCGGTTCATATGCCTCAACTTCTACAGTAAAGTTTTTAGAAACCGAGCCGCTCTGAATCGTGAACACCGTTTCACCTTGTGGGTAATTCTTAATGTTCCAAACCTGCGGCGTTCTATCAACTGTAATATTTTGTATTGCTTCACTGTTTACTTTCAGCGATACCGGTGAAGTCAGATTATTGGGATCGTAAACCATATATCTGAACGCCAACAAATCGCCCTGTTTTGCCTGTGTCGCGTTAAAATCACAAGCAATAACTATGTTGCCATTTCCGCTTTCGAGGCAAACCACGGCATATCTAAGGGTATTTGAGCGAATTATTGTACCGTTAACAGAAGCTTCTGCATATATTTCAATAATATGGTCGCCGTGCGGTAGAGCCTCGAGAGTTTCGGTATATTGTCTATTGGGTATAGGTGCGGAAGCCACAGCTTTTTCGTCGCTGTCAACAATAAAGTGTACAGATTTGTCGCCTTCGCCCATCACTGTATATTTGAAAATAAGGTTAGAATCAACATACGCTGCGGACGCGTCAAATGAGGATGAAATCGACAGCGAAATAGCGTTAATAGTCCAACGTAACGTTCTTGAAACGCCATAGCTGTCTGTAACTTTAACCGTTCCCGTGTTAGTTCCGGCGTTAAGATAATCAGTCCAATCAATCGAAACAACGCCCTGCTGAATCTCTCGTGTTGCTCTGACTACACCATTGGTAGAAATTACTGCAGTACAGTTTCCGGTTTCTACGCCGTCTATGGTTGATGATACGGACATTTGAGTAACACATCTCTGACCTTCAGCGACATTGACAGTGTTTGCTCCAATAAAGAAAACCTTAAGCGTAGAGGATGCACCGCCTCCCCCGCCGCCACCTGCAGGGAGCTCAGTCCTTGAAACCTCAATCCCGTCCTCATCGTAAAGAACAAGGTAATTAACATCGTCTTCTTTGACTACTTCCAACGTTGCGCCTTCAAGTCCCGGCGTAATACGTACCGAATCACCCAGCTGATTACCTTCAAGGTTCATCAGGGATAACTTTTTTGTTGTCTTATCAAACTTAAACGCCGCACCGAATTGAGTTGTGCAATCATCGGCAATCTGTGTGATTAAACTTCTTAAGCTGCTCAAATCAGCGTTTGCTGAATCAAACAAAGCGTCTATTGTCGCACGATTATAAATTACAGTTTCAAAATCAGTTGAATCAATGCCTATGGCGCAGTACAAAGCACCGTTCCTTAAGAAAATGTATCTGCAATAATCATTAATCTGTGGCCTTTTTATGAACCACATCATAAACGCTACAATTCTACCTTGCAGATTGAATTTTCCATCTGTATCGGTTAGGTAGCCTTTGTAGATTTTATTCGTATTTTTATACTCCATCACCTGAGTGAGATTTGCAGTCGAAATATATTCATAAGGAACTTTATCGTTTATTTTTCTGCCTGTAAAATTCCTCACTGCACCGACAGTAGGATAATACTCGTCATCACCACTCTGAGCCTGGTCAGATATTTCTGTTTTTTTGTTTGAAACATCTTCTTTCGTTACATCGTTATATGTATCAGTGAAGAGAATACCTGTCCAATCATTGGAATGACCTTGCTTCTTTCTATACAGAAGATGTCCGTCCTCTCTGATTGCGAACTGCATACTTAACGCTTGATTAAAGTACGGAATGTTCAAAACAAAACATTTTTTACCATTCACAAAAGTGACGTATAAAGTCAGAGAAGTATCATTTTTCGTACCGGTATCAATGTTGTTTACTTCCATATAATGGACAGACTCTTTAACAGCAGCTTCAACAACCTTATTTTGAACAGGGTTTTCACTTGTTGAGGATAATGCGCTATCAACAGTTTGATGTGCTGTTAAAAAGCCGCTATCATTCTGAAGTTCAGAAGTTTTCTTTGGCACATTATTAGCATCCAACTTTGCCGCTAACGCGTTATTAACTTGCTCTTTATTATAGTAGTCGCTTAAACTTTGGTGCGCAGTTAAAAAGCCCACATCGTTTATAAAATCGCTTAATTTTGTCGGTATCGTCGGAATAGCATCTGTGAATTCCTTTTTGTTCCAAACTGCATTTAACAGTTTAGAACGATACAAAACGTGACCATCTTCGCGAAGTATAATCTGGTACTGCTTTTGATTCGTGATGATGTTAAAAAGCAAACCCCACTTTGTGTCGCGATATACTCTGTACACAGTTTGCTTATCCGCTGTAACCTCATCAGCTGAGATTATCATGTCACCTGCAAGTTCTTTAAGAAATATTGAATTAGCGGCATCAGATTTCTTATTTAATTCTTCATTAACAGCTCTGGCGTCCGCTTTGTTATCAAGCGCAGCCTTAAGGATTCTGTTTTCAACAGGACGACTTGAATTTTCGTTAAGCTCGTTATCGATAATGATAAGGCCGTGCTCGTCCAGAGCGTGAATCTGATCGATAAGTTTATTAATAACAGAATAAGCCTCGGAAGCTCTGATATTACCATCAAGGGACGAATCAACATCAATCAAGAAGATTTGAGTTGAATAATTCCTTGTGCCATCACTAAACACGAGTTTTGCCGCTGTAATTCCTCTTACCGGGAGAGTATCTTCTCTAAGCGTAACTGTCACCGCGGTTCCTGTCTGGCTAATACCATCGGTACAATCAAGAGAAGTACTGCTTTTATCTGAATGAATGCACTTTAACGTTACCTGACAGCCGGACACATCAAAAGGCTCTCCGTTTGATGTTATTGCTACGGAGAACACTCTGCCTTTATCGAACTGTGCAGAATCAATGGTAGGTGTTTCCTTATTGCAATTCAAGTCAAGAGTCAAGTGCGTTACAAAATCATTCAAGTTTCTCACCTTCTTTCTTTGGATTGCATTTTTCAAGTTCAATCATGTGCTTTTTAAAATCAACGAGTAAATCTGCCGAAGCCTGAGCACGAACATCCGCGAGAACTCCAGAGATAATCCCCTCCATAAGTGCCGCCGGAATACCATATTCATTCATAACATCAGATGCTGTTTGTATCATTCTGAGTTTTGCATGATGAAGTAACAACGTCAAGGGAGGTTCTGGTTTTCTTTCTTTTGAAGCTTCTTTAGAAAAATTTACCGGTACATCTACTTGAAAATCAAGCTGTTCCGTTGCCATCGTCTTTTTCACCTTCCTCTACCTTAGTTTTATTGGTTGATAACGAATCAGAGCCAGAAACTACTATCTTTTTTACAGAATTCTTAGTCTTATCTCCCGGTTCAATATCTTTAATGGGGTTAAGTATCATTTTAGTCACCTCAGTTCCAATAACCAACTATTATTCCGTTTGAAACCCTCAACTTTGTCGAATTGCACCCCAGCGAAACACTTACACTAATTCCAAAATCACTTATTAAACCATCAGAATTTCGCTTAACATTAACAACTTCAGCTGTTACGTTGGGAGTTCCAACGCTTGTAATTACAGGAATTTCTCCAGTGAATGCAGCTTTATTTGCGCCGGCGTACTTGACATTAACTCCATCAAGATAAACATCTTTAATAGTATAGTTGTGTCCATATAAATTACATCCAAGATGCAAACCATAGTCTGAATACACAGTGTTTGCTCTTGAGAAGCAAAGCATTGTAGTATAATTATCATTGGTTGATGCTCTTTGAGCAAACGCCATATATTTACCGTTGGGTTCAAGGTCAAATTCTAAACTCTTATGTGTATTATTGTTTGCCCATTGATTAGTTCCTATTTTTCCAACATAATAGTTATCTCGATAGAAGTGCATTCCGGAATCATTAAACTTCGAGCGGAGTTTTTGAGTTTCAGGTACAGCCGAATCATATATACGTAATTCACCAGCCTCAAACTGAACATACTTGCTGATATTATTCCATGCAAGTTTAATGGCATTATAGGATTGTTCTATCAATGAGCTCCAACGTGTTGAACCCAACATCTTGCTTGTTTCAAGGAATAATCCATTTGCTGTTTGAGTAAACCAAGACTCATTCACTGAGCTTGCCCAGCTTTCAGACACATGAAGAACAGTAGTATCCAAATCCTGCTTGATTTCATTAACCTTTGTCCTATCATGGAGAGTTTGCGCGTCAAGTTCTGTAAGCCTGCTTTCTAATGTGCTCAACTTACCTGTTACCCTACCCGCTATTGATGACAGAACAACCGTATCAAGTGTATGATCCATGGGAAATTCTTTGATTTCAACTATCCTATGGTCTACTTTGGCTTGTCTGTTACGGTCAACTAATGTAATAACATCATAAAGGTCAAAAGCAAGGTGTGTCCCGTATATCTCAGGCTTAGTCTTGGCCAAGTCAAGAATTCTGCAGGTATATGAACGAGCAGGGTAAGCCATCGCTTTTAGTTTTACAACAGCATCATCTTTAAGTTCTTGAGCATTGGTATAACGCTCATCACGCCAGACTTGAGCTATGACATCAGACGTATAATCAAAACAATCAATATACGCCCTGCCGGCATTAACGCTTGAAATCGTTAACCCATCTTTGCCATACGGGTAAAGGCGTGTCACAAGTCCGGATGAACTACCTTTGAAAGTAACCTCCTGAAGGTTTAGTTCATCTGTGAAGTATGTACCTTTCGGAGAAGTGTTATTATACGGTTTAATAGCGTAGATAATCTTATTTATACTATCAAACTCATAGCAAGTTCCATAAGATGTTGCATTCCTGCAATGTTCCAGAATATCTATAGGCGTCTTATCTGTAGCCTCGGTTGTCGTTCTTCGGCCAAACAAAGTATCGCCTTCAATAGACCAACCTGTTCCATCAAGGATTTCTTCGCAAAGGCTGTGAAAAGTACGCGTTGAAAAAGTTTTTTCTGCGTAGGCTTTGCTCCTCAAGCCGGTTAAGTCAAGCTCTGCGTTAATTGTGCTGATTTTAGCTTTTGTACGCTCATTAATGCCCTTTACGATATATCGCTGACCGTCATAAATAAGACGTGTTTCTTCTTGGATATATTTATACAGCTCATGCTTAACGGAGATATCGAATTGCAGATACATCATACCGCCTTCAGAGCGAGTCCTAAAGAAAGTGCGGTCTATATCTTTATAGACATAGACCGTATTATTGCCGATAATTTTTAATATCATAATATCATTAGCACCTCCTAAGCAAACACAGGCGTATAAGTTACCTGTATTTCTGCATCTGCAGCAGTGCAACTGATTATGTTCTCTCCGGGAGTGAGGATCGGAAAATCATAAAATTCTGTATCAAGGAATTTATTTACTCCGTTGCAGGTAATCAAACCACGTTCCGAATCAATAATTAAAACGTCGCCGCTGGTTATATTGCTAACTTCAACTCCGAGAATAGTTATGTTTTCATGAGATTGTGAAAACGTCGCTTTAAGAACAAGCCTTGTGTTAGTGTTCGATGAACACTTGACCTTACCACCAGGATTAACAGTTACCGTCTTTCTCCGCAAATGTCTTATTGCGAGGAAAGTATATGTTACATCGTGCTCGCCGGTTGAATCGAAATCAGCCGCAGGAAGTGTCTGAACCAATGCTGTATAATAAAATCCATCCGGAAGAAGAATCTCAACAACCTTACCAACAAGCAGGCTTTCAAAACGAATCATATTTTCAGTAGCTCTATGTAGACGTTCAGGAATACTCGTTTTACGAGAATCAGAGCCTATTCGCTTTGGGAAAAATGTTAGTGTAACGGTCAGTGTTCGCGGGCCAAAAGTAACATAAAATAAATCCGGCATTACCGCCAAATCTCCATTCTCAGATGTATTGTTATTAACAGATGTACCACTGATAGTATAATTCTGTATTCTGGCATTATATGACGCAACATCGACGCCATTAATTAACATTTCGGCCATTGATTAAACACCTCCATTCCACGCAAGCTCTTCGGACATATACGGAGTTGTCGCAACTGCAACTTCTCTTCCGTCAATTTCCATCTTAGTGTAAATGTCACCCTTAAGAGTAAACTTCTTATTGTTCTCATCAATTTCAAGATCAACATCGTGCAATACACGCGATGTTAGAGTATCCGTAAGCAATTCTTTTCCTGCTTCGACGCCCTCACGCATACGAGAAATTAAGCCGTCAAACGAAAGACTATCTTTTAAGCGTTTGGTGAAAGTACCGCCAATCTTACCCGCTGTTTTATATAGATTTTTAGCTTCATTCTCTGCTCCGAGTTCTCCACCTTCAATGTTATAACCAAAAATCTTTTCAAACACCTTAGAAGGTGAGTGAATATCGAATATTCGCTTAAACGTACCTATAAATCCATTTGCAAGGCTTTGCGCTTTAGAAAACAATGAACCCTCTTTTTCTGAACATCCATCAATAGCACCCTGCAAACTTTCCTTGAATTTTTCTTTTACATCATCAGGCATATATTTCATTGGCTCAGTAAACGCATTAACAATCTCTTTTGACTGTTCACCTGTTTTACCTGTATAGGTCTCGTAGAGCATTTCCATATCGCCAAATGCTGCTACTTGTTTCTGATAGTTTTCGTCGTTTATGCTGGCAGTCTGCTTAACTCTTGTTTCACCTTGAGCCTTTGCGTGACGTATGTCCTCTTCTTCGAGTTGTCTTTCTCTCTCTTTAAGGAGTTTATCACGCTCAATATTTTCAGCAGAAACGTTCAGATGTTTATTTTTCAACTCCTCAAGGTCTTTGTAATATTGATCGTCGATAGACTTAATTGTTGATGAATGCAACCACTCTTCGTCCTCTTCTTCTTTGTTTAATGATTTCAACATTTCAGTGCCTTCTTTCAAGGCATCTGCCCTGTCGTAATAACCTTTTTGAACAATAGCAAGAGTGTCACCAGCTTGCTTATTTGCAGCTTCCAATGCATCATTATATCTGTCAGTAGCAGCTTGTACTTCAGCGTCATGTTCTTTTTGCGAATATTCAGCATCAGTTTGAAGTCGCTTGTCTAACAACGCTATTTCTTCAGTGTACTGCTCGTAAGCCTTGTTAATCACAGCAGAGCGAGTATCTTCTGCAGACTTTATGATTGTTTTTGAACGTTCAAAATACTCATCAGCAGATAAACCAACTGCTTTATTTAAGGCTTCAGCTTGTGTTACAACAGCTTGCTGTTTTGCTTTTTCAACTGCAAGTTCCTGCTCTGTTAACTCGTGCATTTTTTGGAAGAGTTCTTCTAATCTCTGAATTTCTCCACCGGTTAATTCACGTCTTTGATCAGCTGCATTTTTGCATATTTCAGTTATTTCATCTTGAACAGCTTTTATATTTTCATCAAGAGCCTGTTTATCCTCATCGGAAATCAAGATGCTCTCATTAAAACCATCAAATATGCTTTCAGCTCCATCGATATCCGACATGAAATCATTAAACTTATCTCCAACAGTAGCATATGACTGCCCGAGTGATTCATTTGCTTCTTCTAATCGCGCCTCGGCCTCTGCCAACCTTTCAGCATTTTCATCCGCTGTACCTAACGTCGAAATAAGAGCACCAATTCCAACAACGAGACCAGCTACGGCAGTAATAACAGCACCTATTGGATTCATACTCATTGCTAAATTCCATGCGTATTGTGCCGCTGTAGCAAGACCAATTTCTCCCGTTAATACTCCGACAGCTATTTGCTTTAGTGTTATTGCACCCGTTGAAGCCGCTGTTGCAAGTGTTTCTGCTGTAACAGCAGCCGTTTGAGCGGTAATAAAAGCTGTAATTGTCTTGAAAATTGCATAAGCTTTATAAGCAGCATATACAGAGGCTGCTATTGGAAGAAGCACCTTCATCTTACCGGCAAGGAAATCAACCGCTTTTGATAATGGCGGTAAAATAACCATTGCAACATTCTTAATTACCTTGCCGAGATTCTGAATTATAGTTTTTACTGTGTTAATCGCGTTACGCAAACCGCCTGATTGGAATGATTTTTGGATGTTTGTGATTGCTTCCTTAACCGGCTTTTGAACCTCGGAAGGAAGTAATTTCACGAGATTATTGACAAGCGCACTCACGATTGTCTTAGCCGCTGAAATCAATTTAGGCGCGTTTTTTACACATGAGTTGATCAGTGTTTGTATTATATTGACCGCTGCATCCGCAAGTTTGTCAGCATTGTTTGCTATGCCGTCCACAAAAGATTGGAGGAAACCAATAGCCGCTTCAACCATTTTCGGCGCGGCCTCAGCAGCTTTGACCGCCAATTCACCAAAAATAGAGCCGGCTTCTTCAATCATACCTGTCAGACCGCCGTCCTTAAACGCATCGGTTAAGCGGCCTACATAATTCTGTGCTTCAATAGCAGCGTCTTTTAAGGGGCTCGACATGCCCTCATAAATTTCAATTCCAAGTCCTTCAAGTCCAGATTTGAGGATAGTAATCTGTCCCTGTAGGTTATCCTGCATAGTGTCAGCCATTTTCTTGGCTGCACCGTCAGCATTATTAATGCTGTTTGTGAGATTATTAAAATCATCATCGCTGGCATTAATTATAGCCAGCATACCCGACATTGCTTCTTTTCCGAACAGAGTGCTTGCAGCGGCACTCTGTTCAGCTTCGGAAAGTCCGCCAAACTTCTCTCTGAGCTGTTTAAGAACATCCGCAAGCGGCAAAGCCTTTCCATTGGCGTCCGCTATTGATATTCCGTATTTGTCCATAATACCAGCCATCTGTTTCGTTGGAGAAGCAAGGTTGGACAAAGCTGTTTTGAGGGACGTACCTGCCATAGAACCCTTGACTGACGCGTTCGCCATCAATCCGAGAGCAACAGATACATCCTCAGCTGAATATCCCATCGCGCCGGCAAGAGGCGCAACGTACTTAAATGATTCACCCAACATAGAGACGTTGGTGTTTGCCGATGAGGATGCTTTCGCCAGCACGTCTGCAAAGTGAGAACTGTCGGAAGCCTTTAAACCGAACGCTGTGAGCGCATCGGTAACTATGTCAGAGGTGGTAGCAAGGTCAAGTCCATCAGCGGCGGCAAGTGACATAATACCGCCTATACCCTCAAGCATATCAGAGGTTTGCCAACCAGCCATAGCCATATACTGCAACGCAGAAGCAGACTCAGATGCTGAAAACTTTGTGGTAGCACCCATCTCTTTTGCTTTGTTTGTCAGTGCCAACAGGTCGTTACCCGTTGCACCAGAGATAGCAGAAACCTTTGACATTGCCGATTCAAACTCAGAACCGACGTGCGTTGCCGCTGTACCTCCCGCTATAACCGCGCCTGATACTGCAGCAAAAGTAGTTGTTAACGCCGCAACACCTTTTGTTGCAAGCGTTTTCATTTTGTCTACACCGGTAACAAAACCCCCAGTGTCGACTTTGGTATCAATTTTTATAGAGCCATCATATGCCAATGTTCTCACCGCCTTTAAAATCAGATAATAGCTCTGTAGGTAGTGAGGTCATCGGCATCATAATGGCAACTACTTGACCTCTTTATGTAGTATCACTATTTCAAATAGCTTTCTACACTCCCGCCCTTTGCACCGGATAAACACGCCTTTGCATTCTGCTTTATTTTCGTTATAATAAACAGGCATTTCATATCCACAGTGCGGGCATTTAACTCTTTTTCTTATAGTTTTCAAAATATCACCTTTGAATCAAAGGAGATCTGCAACAGATTCACCATTGAGGAGCGCGTCCTCAATTCGTGTGCAATGTTCTTCCACTGATTTTTTCAGCGGCAACTTATAATGTTTTTTCATACGCTCGTAAAAATTTCTTTGTGTCGCGGGCATTTTTGAATTGATTTCAACCGAGCGATAACCCATGATTTTTACAATTTCGGTGTTATCCTGCATCGACAGGAAATACGCATAGAACTTCCACCAATGAAGATTAACCGCATCCAGATCGATTTGATACTGCTGTCTAAAAGCGGCGGCAATATACCCATCGTCGTGTTCATATGAGAATATTTCTCTATGCTTACCCATCCCTTTGGGGAGAGTTTTTCCGCAACGATAAAACCACATAATTTTTTCAGTGGCTTCCTCGTAATCTTTTCGGGGAGGCTTTTTGTCAACAAAGACCAATTCCAAAATCTTCTTAAAAAGGTCTTCTGCTTCACCTTCAAAATCAAACAGTAACAGCTGGTACTTAATCCAAACTCGGTAGTCGGTATGTATTTTATACTCCGTTCCCCCTATCAACAGAGATGAAGGAACGGAGTCGAGAAACATATTCATTGACTTAGATTAATCTTCGCGCATTACGACACGATTCTCGAACTTCTTATAAGCATCAAGATACGCTTCTTTCTTGTCGCCGTTATAGGTGATTTCGTAATACATGCCGTCCGAAAGTGTTGTGCTCAAAAGTGCTTTATGATTTTGAAGAGTCTTGCAACTCCAAACAACAAACACCTCAAACGGTGGTGTAGTTTCGGACTTATCAAGATGTTCTACGGTATAATCGTGAACAATTTTTTTGCATTTTTCGATAAACTCGTGGTTTCCCATAGTAATCTTATCTCCTTGTAATCAAATAAAGAGCGTTTCTATACCATATTCGGTACAGCAAGTGTGTTTGATAATGCATCCTCTGTGCTGTTCCCAGCCACGGCAGAAAACAGCAACATCTGCCGTAGACAAGAGCTCCAGACTTTTGCCGAGGAACCACAGCGGTTTCACCTCGTGAGGAGCATCCTTGAAGAAACTATCGATGATTTCAACTTCATCGTTGTAGACTTCTTTGATACGAGCGACAGCCGCCGCGCGTTCAGATTCGATTTCTTCATTTGTCTTGCCGTTCATCGGCTGAGAAATGAATACTTTAATCAAATCAATTACCTCCTCTTTTTCTTTTTGTGGTTGTGGTGATTGGGGTTCGGATAGATTTTACCGCCGTTTTTCTTTGGAGAAAATTTACGCGTATATTCATTGCCGAACTCCACGTCCTGCTTATTAACGATGTTAATAACCTGTTCGTATGCTTCAAAACAGGTCCTCATGTTAACAGTATCGCCAAAAACGAGCTTCGCTGTTCCCGGTCCGAACACGGTATCGAAAAATTCAAAAATAGCTTCACACTGATACCTGATTACCTTTGTACGGGTTTTACAGTGAACATTCATTTCTTCGGCTTTTTTTGCAACCACATTATGCGCCGCTTCGTATGTTTCCATAACAGCAAGGTCACAGTTGTCAATATCAGGAATCTCAACTCCGTTGATTTTCATCAATCATTAACCTCCAGTATTTTCTTCGGTTTCGCCGGATGTGTTCTGAGCACCAGAATTATCTGAATCATCAGAACCATCAACTTCCGAAATTTCCGTGAATTCACAGGTCTTGGTGTCAAAATAACCCTCAACGGGATCACCTTTAGCGAGGAAGTTACCGGTACAAGCCATCTCGCCATCGTCGTTTGTAAACGACGCGACCTCAATAGCGATGTTAAACTTTCTCGCATGATATGTAGTATCGGTGCTCTCTTCCGGACCGGGTTTGTCAAGGTCGACAATAAAGTACTCGGTCTCGGCATCCTCGCCGATAAGCTGATTTTCACCGATTTTAACGATAAAATCAATCGCCAACTGAGCTCTAATCTGGTCAATATCGAAAGCGGTTGACCAATCATAGCCCGAAACCGACTTTGTGGCTGACTTATCGCAGACATAACGTCTGGATTTAGTCTGCGCCGAAGGGTTTTCATCAAGCGTTTTAGCACCTACACCCAGAAGCTGGGGTTTTTCAACACCAGGCACTACGAGGTAGTTTGCCTGCATACGACGCTGTCTGATAGAATTCTTCATAGCGTTTACCTCCTAATTTTTTAATTATATAATGTACCGGCTTCCTGAATATAGGATAGCCGGCACTGAATTTGATAGTGAGCCGTTTTCTCACCGTTAGTCATCTGATATCCGGAGCTCAACACACTTACACGCTGAGCGATATAGCCTTCTGGTAATTCCGGTGTTGACTTTCCAATCCACTGCTCTAACCGTTCAAAAAACGCAAGATTACGCATATTCACAGCAATACTCTCTCCGTATGGCGCACGCATTGCAAAGACGAAAAGATATTGCCGTTTTTCTGAACCGTCTGCATAACGGTGCAGGGTTGGTGCGCATGGTATAATCTGGATACTGTACGAAGGTTCTTTTTCGTCAAGATAGTCCACTTGCAGCGGCACATTAGTATTTAACGCCTCGCTATTATCGAACCAATCATACAGAGCCTCTATAATTGTTGAACTCATTATTTTACACCTGCTTTCTTTCGTGCTCCGTCAAGGATTTCCTTAATATGGTCGGCTTTCATACGCTCAAACCAGTATTTACCTCTTAATCCTCCCGACGCCGTTCCTTGTTTTCCCATTCCGCGGTTAAAATAATAAACTTTTCGGGCATAGGACATATTATACTCAACAAGACCGGAACCTATTTTTGTTGCCAATGGTCCCGAACGCTTTAGATCGCCGGTTAAAAATGGAACATATGGGTCTGATAATCTCAAAACTTCAGAATCAACAAACTTTTGTACTTGCCCCATCTCATCAAGTCCTCTATTACGCAACATATCGGCAAGAGGAATTAAACTCATTCTAATGTTCATCACAGAAAATCCTTATATGTTTGCAAGCAGTAGTCAGGGCGGATGTGTTGTCAGCACAATCAATGATTTTATGTACGTTATTATCAGTAGTGAGCATTTCAAGATCAACTTTGGATGCAACGCCAAAAATGATATAATCGCCAGACGCAATTGTGAAAAAGCCGTCAACAACATCATTCTGCTTGCGGTTGAATTCATCGGCATTAATGAACTCCTTTCCGCAGTTCTTAATGGAGTTAAAAGGAATGCGAATAGAAAATGTTGACGCAGGAACATAACCTTTTTCAGTTTTTACGTTCTTAACGAGTTTAACAACATTCACACCATTAAAAACAGTTGAAAAGAATACCTTTTCTCTGCCTTCCCGCCTCGTGTTTACAAGCGTAATAGTCTGATTGTTAGTTATCATTTTCGGCGATACACTCCTCTGTACAGCAATCCCGTACCGAACAATTCAGCACGAACCGCACGTTCTATTGATTTTGATTTAATTCTCTCAGCCTGCTCATAGGTTGTGTTGTCAAAGGTCACACTGTGGCCGTCCTTGCTTTCCGACTTGACGCCGTAGGAATAGCTGTTAACACCATATGTTTTGTCGCATTTACAAGCAGCTTCAGCCGCTGCACATATAGCGTTTTTTACTTTCGGAAAACTCGAGTACTCTTCTTTCTCTGAACGTCCAGATGTTAACCGCGAAACACATCTTGTAGCTTCACCGAGATATTTGTTGAATTCCTGCTCTTCCAACTCGTAGCCGGAATAGCCGTTTTTGTAGTAATCGTATGTTACTTGTTCGGACATTGAGGATTATGCCTCCTTGTGCTCTTTCTCGATATGTTTATCGAGATTAGCTTTGCGGCTGTAGTTCTTGCCACACACCTTGCAAACAAACTCTGTTTCTTTCTTTTCTTCGGGAACAACCTGCTCGGGCTCCTCTTTAGGATCCTCGGGAGGTGTTTCCGTTTCTTTGGGTTCAATTACTTCTTCGGGAACAACCTGCTCCTGCTCATTTTGAGGAGGAGTGGCCGGGGGAGTCTCCTCTTCCCCGACCACGCTGTATCCAAGCGTCTTATACGCATCGATGAAGCAATCCGGAACATGCTCTGTTTCCGAACCCCTTTTCATCAATTTCATACAGGTTCTCCTTCTTTTCATCCGGATTAACCGCGAGAAATAATCTGCGCAATCGGGATGTTCTTGTGATCAATGTACTGCTTGGTCAGACCGCCGGTGTTAACAAGCTCCCAGTTAGAACCATTGGCAAGCTCGACATTAGTCGGGCTCATTCTTGCCATAGCGTTCTTGGTAAAGCTGATACCGTAGGGAGCAAAGCACTTACGCTGACGGCTATAGAGGAGATCCTGACCACCCGCAGTTTTCGGATCTCTATCCATTTCATAAGGTACTTTCGCACCACAGTTGGTCAGCTCAATAGCGCCGATGCCAAGGACATACGTCGTATAAGCAGTTGTAGATGCAGGCGTAGTTACCGTAGTAACATTGATAGTACCCGCAGTTGATGTGATTGCTGCTGCCGGTGCACCGGCACCATAGCTGCCGAGTTTCTCAACAAAGGTGATAACGCCCTCACTGGCGGTGATGGTGTACTTGGCGTTCGTGCCAAGCGCAGTCGCAACGGCCGAAGCTGCAGCAGTTGCAGAAGCTCCTGAAGTGGAGTCAAGCGTTACCTCAGTACCGAGAACAGTGATCTTATCACCGCTTGCCACAGTACCGCCGATGGTAACTCTGTAGGTGCCGGCTGCCGTATAGATGGTGTTGGTAGGCATAGTGTCGTCAACCAGAACCGCCTTACCATTCAACGACATAAGAGTCAACTCACGCTCCATGCCATTGGCGTCAACCTGCTTCACATAAGCGACAAGCTTGAGGTTTTCGAGGTTGGTGGATACAGAGGAATGCATGAGCGCAAGGCTGAAAATACCCTTGTTGTCACCGCAGGCCTTCTGAACGGCTGAGTTCATGGTTGTCGCGCTGATGCAGCCTGCGCCAACATCTCCGCTTGCTGCGTTACCGGTTACATCGGTAGTATGGGTTGCAACAAACTCTGCACCTGTAGTGTCGGACATGCTGAATACGCCCTTGAGAATCTGGATGAGGGTTCTCTGATCAACCCAGTTCCAGTAATCTGCGACCTGCTGCGCGATATTTGCCATGAAATCCACGCCGCCGGTAATGTCTTCAGCAAAATCTTTTTCCCTCCACGCCTTTGCACGACCTACAACGACACGGTCATGCATATAGGTATCGGTGTCATCGGCAGGGATATCCGTCAAACCATCATAGTTGACAGGCTCGCCGTTAACAAGACCGAGAAGCGGTGTGGAGATGTAGTTACCGCCGGTGCCTTCTTTCATACTGGCTGCAAGATCCGGACGCATACGAATAGCGCCGCTTTTAATCAGCTGGTTTTTGATAGGGTTAGGAACACGGTCCACATAGCGACCGAATACCTGACCATTAAAGTTTTTCTTTTCAAAAAGTGCCATAAGACTTTTTCACTCCTTAATCAAATGTTATTGAGCTCGCCTTCTCAGGATGCTCATTTGCCATCTTCATCAAATCCGCAAGCGTTTTCTTGGGCTTGGGAGGATTCTGAGGCTGTTTCTGTTGCTGGGAGAACTGCGGCTGAGGATCTCCGCCATCATTGCCATCGCCTGCAGGCTCGATAGCAAAAGCGGATTTAGTGGCTTCGTCGTTCTGCAACTTATCCATAAACTCTTTACCGCCCATAAACACACCGTCAACGAGCTTAAATTCCTGTTTGTCGAACGCCGCTTTCACGCCTTCTTCGGCAAACGGTGATGAGAACTTATAATCCTTGAAAAAGAGATCTCTGCGGTAAGTTCTCTCCTGCTGGGCAAGTTTCTCGTTGAGTGCCTGTGTGTCTGTGTTGTACTTGTTCTCCCATTCGCTCGCCTTTCTCTTGATGCCGTCGATATCCATGTCCTTATAGGACTTGATTTCGGTGTTTGCATCGGCGAGCTGCTGTTTCACACCGTCCAGCTCAATGATTTTGGCATCAAGTTTCTCTTTTGAAACATATCCACCCGCTGCAATGTTTGCCAGCTTGATGTCTTTGGCCGAAGACAGCTTTTCTGTGAGCTGGTCAAAAGTAATCGCTGTAGGATTACCGTTTTCATCGTTGAACAGTGCTTTTAAAAATTCGTACATTGCGTACCTTTCTTCGCCTGATTTAATTTAATCGTCAGTTCACTCTGACAACTGGCTATCCCGCTGTTTATATCTCCGCAGGAAGAGAGAAAATTTGACATAAAAAAAGAACCTTTTAACGTCATGTTCAGGACGTGCGCTCTAAGCGCAATGTTATTTGATTTTGGGTAAAAAGAAACCGCCTGCCGAAGCAAGCGGTTATCGATTCAACATTCTATCTCGTTGCTGACCGACTTCAAGAGAAAACAGAATTACATTTTCATAACTCACATCTTCTCCTTTCTCGATATAATCGATTATCAGTTTCCGGTCTTCATCAAATTCACTTTCGGCTAATACACCAAGGATATAGTCATCATCGCGCGAAAACTGTCTCAGTTTCTCTATCAACTCTAAAGTGGTTTGGGAGCGTTGTTTTACGCTACAATATTCAGAAACAGTCATTACTTAATCGCCCTCTTTCCAATGATTCTATAATTCCCAGAGCCGTTATTTTCCAAAGTGTAATAGAAATCGCCTATTGCCTTTCTAAAAACCTTCTTACTCCTCTGCTCCAAAGTAATGTTAGTTTCCAACTCACTCATAACGTGTGCATATTCTCTTTTGGGGAGAATAATAGTCGGATACTCCTTGCTTGATTTCGCAAAGTGTTGAATATCTATTCTCAAGAAAGTTTCACTATTCTTTATTTTACCACTTAATGAAGATTTTTCAAGCGATTTCAGCGTATTTGTAGTATTATTTTTCGCGCCGGAACTTGTTCTTCTTCCGTTATATCCAGCTGTATATGTACGCGAATAATCATTAAATAAATCGTGCTTTTGACAATGCTCACGAAGGAGCTTTTGACGGTTCCGGAGCTTGCTTTTCGCTTGCTGAAGGTCTTGTGAGAGCCCTTCTTGGAGTTCAGCTGAATCAGCGGCATCGAAGCCGGCTTGCAAGGTCGAAACCTCGCGCTTGGCTTCGCGCACCATACGTTCATACCGTCTTTGCTTTTGTTCGATTTCATAAAGCCTGGCGTTCTCTTCGTTGTCGAAATTCGCCATATCATATGCCGGCTTTGAATAGCCTTCAAAAAACGGAAAAAAACTGTGCCGGCAATTCCAGCCACAGAGTCCGGCACCTGTTCCGTATCCGGTTGACTCCACAAAATTTGGATACTTTGATGAATCTCCGGATCTGCTGAATACTTTTCCTTGCCACACTGCGTGTGATGGTCGGGCTCCCATATGCGCTGTTGTCTCCACTAAATCAGTACCCAGAATGTCACAGTTTGCAAGTTGCAGTTTTGCACAACTTTGATTTACAGCCGTAGTCAAAGCTCTACGAACTGCGTTTTCCACGGACGATTGGTATTCGCCGCCGCCTTGTTGTGGATAAGCAATTTTATAGATTCCTTGTTGAGCGAGCTTTTTGAGTGCCCTTCTTACGGCTTCCTCGCGCGTCTGTGCGCCTGTAATGTATTGCAGGTATGAAACGTCAATGGAGTTAAAAAACGCGACCTGCGCCGCGCCTGCCGTTGTTCTCGTAAAATTGCTTACAAGCTGATTGGCGTTGTTCACGCCCTGTAACATTATTGCACGAAAGGCAGGATTATCTTTAACTTGAGACCAAGACATTTTTAAATCAGCAGGAATAACATCAATATCAAAAGATAATGCACGTTTGTAGCTATCCATAAGCATCCTTTGTATTTCAGCTTCACTTTTATTGGTTGCAGCGGCGAGCTGCTTCACAGCGTTATCGTTAAGCATTCCCGCCTCTCGCATTTTCTGCATCTGCCATCCTGCTGTATTAGTCACATAACCGGTCTTGATTATCCTTCGGGCTATATCTGCGATAATCTCGTTTTCTGCTTGGGCAAATATATCAACGACTCCATCAGCTACACCGGTTAAGTATCGGGGAGTTAAAATCAATCCTCATCACCCGTGTTCCCAAACAAAATCGCTTCATCAGAGCGACCTTTTTTTATTTCTGCTATTTTTCTGCGGGCAGTTTCTTCATCTTCTCCTCGCCAAGTCATGCGATATTCATAACCATCAAGTAAGTTTTGGGAAACCTCCTGTAGGTCGCGCATCCTCTCGGTGTTAGCGTCAACGATGACACTGTCATCCCAAACATATGCAACTTCATATTTACCCGCCGGACATAACTTATAAAGAATCGTCAGCTCTTCTATAGCTATGACAAGACAATCTAATGCATACTGTAAGCTCTGTTGTATGTCTGAAATAGTAGAATATGTACGCTGTTTAGTTGTGGTTATCTCTGTAGCTGTCTTTACATCCTGATTCAAATCGGATATTGTTCCGCGAGCTACACAACAGAGGTCCTCGATCTGCATCAACATTCTGTTCATGCCGCGGATGTAGTTTTCATCTCTGATAGCCGGAGTCCAATGCTTAAACAATTCAGAGCCAGGCACCTTAGCAGAATCCAGAGTGTTAATTCGATACAACCGTTCTTTTCCTTCAGGTAAAATAGGATCGCCGTTTGCATCGATATTAAAAGCATCGTCAGCGGCATCAATTGCCGCCTCGGTTGCTTTATATTCCCAAATAAGACGCTGATACTGCTTGTCTGCTTCCTTAATAACATTTACCGCACGAGCAAACACCGAAACACCCAGAGGCGAGTTTGTATCAATCGTATTACCGAGCGGGATTTTAAAGTATGCATAAAGCGGTTCTTTAACATTATCCAAGTTAACTTCTGGTGCAATGTCTGCCCAATCAGGGACTTCGGTTAATTCGCACGGGTCTCCTAATGAGCTCTCATCATTGGAAACAAAGCATTTATTTGTTATTCGGTATTTATCACCGCCAAGCATCTCGTGCTTCTCAAAACGTTTATATATTTTTTTACCTTTGTAAAAAAGGAAACGAAAATAGCCTCCTGTAATCCGTCCGTTACCATCAAATTGCGTTGGATAAAAATCACTGGGCAAAACTGTCTCGATTGTTATGTTCTTCCCGCAGATGTATGGCTTAAAAATAACGCCACCGGTGGCGCATGCATATTCTACTTTCGAACGAATATTTGATAAAAACGGTTTCATCTGAGTAGCAATAAACTCGGCCATTGGTGTGTCGCCTGTGATATTCATTTCCATTTCGAGAGTAACGCTTCGCGCTATTTCCGCTGTAATAATAGTTGGAATGCCAAGTGACTGCCCTTCTTCGTCAATCCAATCAGCTTCACCCAAATACATATTGAGCCAACTTGTTATAGCCTTTTGCATTCTGTCTGTTGACAAATTTTCAATCTCGGCAACTTCGGGATTGACTTTCATGTTGTTACCAAAAACCAAGTTTTTCACCGTCCTAATGATATTTTTTACGCCTTCAAACGCCATTTTTATCACCTTCTTTACACCTTTGCGAACCTTGAACTGTCGCGCTCGAGCGCATATTCAAATGCTCGCAGAAGGTTGATGTTGTTAACTTTTCTTTCTTTATCGTTTTTTTCTGTGTAGATTGCAGAGGAAAAAGCTATTGACAACTCCTTACATTCGCCTGTAAATTGAAGCGTTCCCCGCTGAAACATAGAGTTTGTTAATCGAATTAAGTCTTTTTCTTCCAAGTTGGCTGCCAGTCTTATTTTTGTATTGATGCCATGACGTGGTGCATCATTTTTCAGTTCTCGTTGTAATGTGTATTCATCAGCATCAACATAAGCACCGTCAATTCTTCCGTAGAGCCGTGTAATATCATCACAAAACTTAAAGAAGTGCGCCTTTAATCCAGCTGAATCATAAGATGGGCAAACTTCTGAACGAATAACTACCATTCCTCGATATCCGTTTAGAACTCCAGCCGCAACAAATGCCGCGCCAGAATGTTTATCAATGATAGATAATCCTATGTATATCTTTGCGAATTGATAAACATCTTCTTTTTTCGTGTAAGCTAACATGCCTCGGAGCATAAACTCGATATACACCATATTGGCTGAATAACAAGAAAGCGCCAGCGCGTCGCCCATATCGGGAGACGGCAGCTGACGCTTTTTCAAATCTTCTTTTGATTCAAGTTTAATAATACCTTTGGAATTAACTGTATATTTTCTTGTGGTTAACTGTCCGGATAGCTCCTCATCATTAGGTAAGCATAAAACTTGTTGACGAAGAAGCTCTTTTACGACACCCCACATATATCCAGATATGTTTGTGTAATTTTCTTCTGCAAATTTAGGAGGAGATGATGCGAAATTCACGGGAATAATAACCATTCCCAATAAACCTTCTTCATATCTAACTTCGCGGAGTCTGTCGGTAACACCTCCGCCCATACCGGTATCGTCAATAAACACATAAATCAAGCCGTGATAGTCAGGATATCTTTTCCTAAGTTCTTTATACGACCTGATAACTTCACCGGTTGTGACCATAAGATCTTGTTTGGTTCGCCTGTATTCTAAGTTAATCAGATTAGATGCGTTTGAATAAATCACAGTTTCGTCATCGCCAAATCGCGCAACATCGACACCTAAACTAATTTTAAATATCTCGTGTTCTTCTCCGAAATCAAGCATCATAGCCTTTTCGACATCAGAGAAAGGAATAAACACATCATCCTCAGCGAGAGGAAACAAGCCGTGTACACGAACGCGGACAACATTACTGTCAGCGCCATATTTCTTTTTTAGAGCTGCTATGTTTTCTTTATTGGTTCGTTTGGATTTCTCCGCATCAACCGTCATAGTGTCCCAGCTCTCTTTTTCTGAATTATGGCTGTCGTAGAACATACCGGATGTCTGCGTCGGGTTGCCGACAAAAATGAGTTTATTATTAATGCCGGTTAACGTACCTCGAATAGCCTCGAGAACTTCCTCATCAACGCCGGACGCTTCATCCACAACAAAAAGCATGTTATCCTCGTGAAAGCCCTGCATGTTCTCAGGTTTTGAGGAAGCACGAGCAACACCGAACCAGCGTTTTTCTCGGCCTACAAAATAGATATATGTTTTAGTCCATTTGAGCACGTGAACAAGCAGCGGAGATTTCTGACGCCATTTTTCAAGTTCTGCCCAAAGAACGTCATTAAGCTGTTGCCGTGTTGGCGCAGTAGCGACAACACGAGCGTTTGGAAAGCAAGTAAGAAACCAAAGAAATACAATCGCGGACCATGCCGTTTTGCCAACACCCTGTCCGGACTTAATAGATACACGTTTGGAGCGCTGGACTTTCTTAAAGCCCTCTGATTGCCATTCATCCGGAACGAAGCGAAAATTATCCCAAGCAAAAAGCGCAATATCTTTACGCCAGAGGGGAACACGACGTTTAAAGAAACCGATATAATCATTCTTCCGTTTCTTCATATACGTCCTCACTTTCATCAGAGCCTTCTATTGCGGTAACAAAATCCTTGAGCCAGTTATCGTTATTATTACCATTTGCTCTACGAACCTCATCAAGCGTCTGTAGCGTTCTGGCTTTTGCTTTCTGAACAGACGTCAACTCGCGTTCAAGTCGAAGAACAGCAATTTCAGCTCTCTCAAGATTAGTTGATTTCGTGGAACCTATAATCCGAGATCCGTTTCCGTCTGGCTTAGTTTGAACACTTATGTTTGTGCTCACCTCAACATTTCCTTTAAGGGTTACTTCATTTAAGCTGTTAATGGCTCTTAAAATCCGTCTTTCTCGAATGGTATAGAGTACAACTTCTTCGTGCAGATTGTCCTCGGTGTCTGTATCTTCCATATCTTCGGCCATAGCACGTTCTTCATCGGTGAGCTCATCCCATTTCACAACGGAATAACCACCGTGCTTAAGAGCGTTTTTACTACCTTTGGGTGCGCCGCCGCTGTTTCCTGCAGCGTTTTTGTTACCAAGCGGTGCACCGCGCGGTTTTGGTGCGTCTTTATGCGACTTTTTTTCGCTTTTTTGGTTGCGACCTCTTTTCCCTTTTAGTTGCGACTTTTTGGACTTTCGTCGCGCCGCCTGAATTTTCTTATCATTATTCCAATGCCGAGAAGCCCAAGATTTCACAGTTGACTCGGAAACGCTATGTTTTTCGGCAATCTCCTTGTAAGACAATCCAGCTTTGTAGTCTTCCAGTGCCTTATCTCTGTCAGCCATTGAAATCCCCCTCTCCTTTGGTCGTTAATGTTTTTTTGGCAAAATTCAAAGAGGAAGCTGAGAACAACCGCGCCGTCATCTCAAAATCTTTATCACTATAATTCTCCTCTCAATCATGATTTATCGAAATAATATGCGATTCCTGCAAGAACAAAAAAGACGCAAGGTAAAGCTACACCATTACCCCACATCTTATATTCTGCGCTATCTGAATATGGCTGCTTAAGCCATTTGATAATTTGTTTGTCTGTTTTAGGTTTCTTTTCAGGAGAAGTAACTCGTCTGTGCGTATCAAAGATTTCACGCCATCTGGCAATTTCTTCTTCTGAAGGATTTATAGTTTCAAGAGAACTGCACCACCAATCAGGAAAACCTTGCAACCTTGCACACTCCGTTGGTGTTAATCTTCTCACTATGTAATCAATCTCAACAACAGGCGGATCTTTATAATCAGTTGCTACCAATGCGTCTTTTACGTCGTCATCTGAAAATCTGGTTTGATAAGAACTCTTGCTTGCGTGATAAATTGATTGTCCTACCGCACCTGGACCTTTAGCAACAATTGTAGGCTCAATCTCTTTTTCAACAGCAATATTATATTTTGCGTTTTTTCCTTGATTAAAAGCTGCTCTATCGATACCATATGCAATTGCATGACGGTCAACCGAATTAAGCGTGTACATTATATCTGAATCCTTATATCCATCTCCGCGATGAGAAGGTCTCGTTCCATTTCCTTCAACAACTGCCATACCACCCTGATTACAGGATGGATTACCGCCGTTGCCATCAATCGTGCGAGAAGTTTCAGCCTCATAAAAACCGCTATTCGGATTGTTGGATTTCATAGCATTGCTGTCCTTGGAACAAATGCCATATACTTTAGGTTCAAATAAAGTCTGGTCGTTGTTACAGGAGAGAGTAGCCGATTTATCGTCTTGAATCAAAGCTCCTTTGCCACCGCCTTCACAGCCGGAACGAATTTTCATAATCAGCGGCACATTATTACCGCCGGTTCCCATACGGGAAGTAAGAGTTTGAATTTGACCGTCATCGGATACTTTAATTCGGCTATCAGTAGGATGGTTTTCAAGAGCAACTGCGGCGGGCATCGTTCCTGCTCT